CTCCAGATGCGTAGGCAGATACGGGAACAACGAGAGAAGACAATTTATAAGCAGGCTCAGAGGCGTAAAGCTCTCCTGTGGAACTCACTTGCCATTGGTATTTTATCAGCCGGAATAGGCGCTATCTGGTGGCTCATTGTGTTAATGATTGAAATGAAGGGTGGTTAATATGCCATTGAAGAAGGGTAAGAGCGACAAAGCTGTCAGCTCAAATATCAGTATGCTGGTTAAAGAGGGTCGCCCACAAAAGCAAGCAGTCGCTATCGCTATGAGCAAGGCTGGTCGTAAGCTGCCTGAGCGTAACCAACGGGCTAAAACTAACAAGGGGAAGAAGTAATGGCTGATAAATCTTTTGCAGATTACGTCAAGGATTTGATGGGGGTGTTACCTACTGTTAATGGTAACCCTATGCTCTCTACTACCTCTATGACTGATGAGAATGCTCGTTACCGTGAAGACCCTTTCTATATATCTAGGGATATTCAAGAACGTAAGCGCCTAGCTGAAGAAGAAGCGGCTAGACAAGCTGCTCAGTCGGAGTCAGGGTTATTTGGGTCGATGCCTGAAGGTGGTGGGGATACTACAGACACAACTGGTCCTTCTTTCTTTGCTGTTCAGCCGGGAGAAACTCCTGCGGGAAGAGATGCCCGTGTGTCCTCTTGGGCTACTGCTAACCCAATGCAAGCTCAATTGTTAGGTTTAGTACAACAAGGTTTTGGTAAGACTCCTTATGGGATGTTACAGAATCGACTTTCACCTGATTTTGTAAGAGATGTCTCTATTGGTAATATAATGAATAGAGCACAAACGGCGCAGGCTAACCAAGATTATGCTTCTATTGCTAGACAAGCTGCTCTAGATTCAGCAAGAGGCACGGCATTAGGCACAACTGGTTATGGATTATATAACCAATCTACTAACTCAGGAGACTGGGGTTGGGTTGATAATATGAATGACTCTAGTTTTGCTGGTATGGTTGCTGGTATGCAAGCGTCCGATGCTGCTGGAAACGCCGCTGCCGCTGCTGCAATGGAAAGCGATTTTGGTATTAGTGCGGATGATATTTAATGAAGCACTCTAGCGGTAAATAATAACACTTGACAAAACAAGAAATTTGTGGTATAATAGCAACAAAGGAATAAATAAATGACATACTTAGAACTTGTCAATGCTGTAATGCGTAGGCTACGAGAGAGCGAAGTTTCCACTGTACAAGGAACTGGTAACTCTAACGCTTACGCTCGTCTTATTGGTGACTTCGTTAATGAGGCGAAAAGTCAGGTTGAGGTTGCTTGGGACTGGAGTGCTTTACGTTCAACATTGACGCTAACCACAACACCTAACGTGTTCAACTATGAGCTAAACGGTACACAGAATAACTTCAAGGTGTTAGATGTTTGGAATGACTCTGATGATATTGAGATGCAGTATAAGAGTGCATCTTGGTTTAACAGGGAGTTTCTAACAGCTACGCCTCAAACTGGCACACCGATGTTCTATAACTTCAACGGTGTTAGTGTTGATCGAGATACTCAGGTGGACATTTACCCCATCCCTGATGCTGTTTATGACCTTCGGTTTAACATCACTCAGCGTAACCTAGAGTTGACAGAGGATGCTGAAACCACTGTTCTACCTACTCGACCTATCATCCTGTTAGCTACGGCGATGGCTATTGAGGAACGTGGTGAGGATGGTGGTCAACAAAGTATTAACGCCTACGCTGCTGCTCAGTCGGCATTGGCAGATGAGATTGCAATGGATGCTGCTCGTCACCCAGAGGACACTATTTGGTATAGCGTATGAAACAACTTCAAACTCTCTCGGTAGTATCTCCCGGCTTCTATGGGTTAAACACACAAGAGAGTGGCATCACCTTATCACCCAACTTTGCTCAGCTTACTGACAATGTGGTTATTGATAAGTATGGTCGTTTAGGCTCTCGCAAGGGCTGGCAGATGCGTACCAATAGTGGTGATACTCAATTAGCTGGTGCTACCATAGACTTCTTGATGGAGCACGTTAACGCTGACAACACTGTTGTTACCCTCTCTGGTGGTAATGGTAAGTTGTTTAAAGATGGTGCTGACGGTGGTTCCCTTGTTGACATAACACCAGCAGGATATACGATAACAGCTAACAACTGGAAGGGTGCTTCTCTTAACGACCACGCTATGTTGGTTCAAACTGGTCAAGCTCCTTTGTTTGTTACAGCAGAGACAGGAACCCTAGTAGCAGATTTGGTGACAGCTCACACGGCACACGGCTCTCACACACCCAACTATGGGACAAGCTATCCTAATGATGTTATAGCTGGTTATGGACGTTTCTGGGTGCATGATGGCTCTACTGTCTATTGGTCAGATGATATAGCTGGTACTTTCCCCTACTTTTCGGGTGGCTCTAGTGGTTTATTGAACATAGCCTCTGTACTCCCAAACAACGTAGATACTATCACAGCCTTAGCATTGCATAACGGCTTCCTGATTATCTTCTGTGAGCATAACATCATCGTTTACTCAGGTGCTGAGAATCCACTTAGCTCCTCATTTGCCCTATCTGATGTTATTGCTGGTGTTGGTTGTATCGCTCGTGACTCTGTTCAGAGCACTGGTAATGACCTCATCTTCCTCTCAGACACTGGTGTTCGTTCTTTAGGTCGCCTCATTCAAGAGAAGTCATTGCCTATGCGTGACCTCACTAAGAATGTACGGGATGATTTGTTAAAGGATATTATACAGGAGCGTAGCAATTCAGGTGGGTTGTCTAGGGTACGAGCAATATATTCAGAGATTAACGCCTTCTACCTGCTTTCATTCCCATCGACTGAGACTGTCTACTGTTTGGATATGAGACAAGCGCTAGAGGATGGTTCTTCTCGTGTTACTCAGTGGTATTCCTATCCAGCTACTGCATTCCTTCGTCGTCGTGACAGGGAATTGATGATTGGTAAGGCAAACGGTATTGGTAGGTATTTTGGTTATAACGACAACGGTTCCTCTTATCGCTTGCGTTACTTCTCTCATTACCTTGATATGCAAGCACCAACGACACTTAAGATGTTGAAGCAAATTAGTGCTACGGTTATTGGAGGAAGTAACCAATCGTTTGTTATTAAGACTAACTTTGATTATCAGGAAGCTCCTCGGTCATATCCATACACAATTGTAACAGGTAATGTATCAGAGTATGGTGTTGGTGAATATAATGTGGCAGAGTTTTCGATCGGTATTATCCTCGATTCTATCAAGAGTAGTGTCGGCGGTAGTGGTAATACTATTCAGATTGGTTTTGAAGCTGATGTAAATGGCAGTGAGTTGTCAGTACAAAAGATTGATATGTTTGTTAAAACAGGAAGGATGAGTTAATGGCTAACTATTTAAAAGCTACGGACTTCGGAGCTAAAGATGCCCTACTCTCAGGTGACCCAAATAAGATTGTTAAGGGTACAGAGATTGATGATGAGTTTGATGCAATTCAGACAGCCGTAAACAGTAAAGCTAACATTGCTTCTCCTGATTTAACGGGCACACCAACAGCTCCTACGGCTGCTTTTGGAACTGATACAGCTCAACTGGCAACAACAGCTTTTGTTCAGGCAGCTCTACAGGCTGTTTACCCAGTAGGCTCAATCTACATTAGCACGACAACTACAAACCCAGCCACAACATTCGGCTTTGGTACTTGGACTGCCTTTGGTGCTGGTAGGGCTATTGTTGGTCAGGATACTGGGGACTCATCTTTTGATACGCTAGAGGAAACTGGTGGTTCTAAAGACGCTATTGTTGTTGAACACACGCACACGGGTTCCACTAATTCCACAGGTTCACACACCCACGCATCTCCAGCACCTATGGATTGTGGTGGTCAATATCCCTTCGGAAGCACTTCTTCGCCTTCTGGTAGCATTTCGTACTTTTGCGATAGTAATGGTACAACTGGTTCTAAGGCTTTAACAGCCAGTGCAGGAGAACACTCTCACACGGTTACAGTTGGCTCTACTGGTTCGTCTGGTACTAACGCCAACTTGCAACCTTATGTGGTTGTTAAAATGTGGAAGAGGACAGCGTAATGGCTTCAGAACTTGTTGATGATGATACTTTAAAAGCACGGCGAGACACTTGTAACTCTTGCGAGTTTAAAGTGGATATGTCTGATAATCCTTTATTTAATACTTTTGTGCCCTTAGATAAATTGATACCAGACCCCGTTAAAAACGTATGCTCACAGTGTGGTTGTTTTACATATTTTAAAACACGCAAGAAACACATGGTGTGCCCTGTTAACAAATGGTAAGGTAAGGAATTAATATGTGGGAAACACTTCTTCCAATTGGGTTAAGTTTATTTGGGGCTAGTCAAGCTCAAGATGCAGCCCGTGAGTCGGCTAGGTCTAACGTTGAGGCAGCTAAGATTGCGGCTGAGGCAGCTAAGTTTAAGCCTTACTCAATCTCGACTGGCTTCGGCACTAGCTTCTTTGACGAGGATAAACAAGAGGCTGGTTATACTCTTGACCCAACCCTTCAAGCATTTCGTAATGCTATGTATGGAGGGGCTGGTGAGTTTATGGGACGGATTCAGTCTGACCCACAAGCTGCCGCTCAAGATTATTATAACCAACAGATGGCTCTACAACAAGGCGGTCGAGGTGCAGAAGACATTGCCCTTCGTCAGCAACAGTTGCAGAGTGGTCGTATTGGTTTAGGGCTGTCAGGTGCATCACAGGGTGCAGGGGCTGGTACAGGGTATGTTAACCCAGAACAGTATCAGCGTGACCTAGCTCGTGCTCAGGCAGACCAACAGCTTGCTGCCTCATCAACACAGATGGCTCAAGCAGACATTGACCGCGCTATCGCTCGTGGTACTGGTTTGTTACAGACTGGTCTGGGTATCGAAGAGTATGGGTTAAAGCCCTTGCAGATTGGTGCTGACATTGGTAACCGTGTTGCTACCGCTGGTGCTAACCAAGGACAGATGTTGTTGGCTGGTGGTCAAGCTGCTGCTAACGCTAACCTTGCTGGTGGCTTAGCTGGGGCTGGTATGTTTGGCAACCTAGGCACAGCTTTAATGAAACAACAGTTTGGGGATAAATAATGGCTAGTGAAATTTTAGGGTTATTTGACACTCAAAGCCCACGACAGCTACGCAATAAAGCGTTAGACTCCATGCTGATTTCCCCTACTCAAATGGGTAGTCAGGGGCTGTTGCAACAGGTTGTCTCTATGGGTCAGAATGCTGGTACTATGATTGGCATGGGCGCCGGTAGTTTACTTGGTGGTAAGGTTGCTGGTGAGGTTGAAGCTGCATACCTAGATGAGGCTATTAAGGCTGGCAACGCTGTTAAAGGCACACCAGCTCAAAAGATGAAAGCTGTAGCTGACGCTCTAGCCGACAAGCCGGGTATGGGTAAACAGTATCTGATGGCTTTGAATGAATCTCGTAAGCTGGAAGCTGAAGATTTAACTTTGGCAGATGCTAAGTTTAAAGCTGCAAACCGTACTAAAGACTTCTATGTTAAAGTTACTAAAGTTGATAGTAATGGTCAACGTTATGAGACAACAGAGAAGCAAACATTCAGGTGGTCTAAAGAAAATAATAGGTGGGAACCGTTTGAAGGCTCTCCAAATACTCCCTCTGCTGGTGGTGGTGAAGCTACTGGTGGTGGAGACGGAGATAAAGAGAGAGAAGCGAAACTGGCAGCATTAGCTAGGATGCGAGCTGGCATTGGTGAAGGTCCAAATCAAAACCAAGCTGAGTCAGAGCGACTGCTAGGTAAAAAACCACCAGCCCCAAGAGTTCCTGAAGCACCCTTCTCTGGCAGTGGTATTCAAGGAGCAGAACCAGAGGCTATTCCTTCACCGAATGAGCAGCCTATGACATTCCCCTCTGCTACTCAACAACCAGCTAGTCCAGTTCAAATGACACCTCAGCAGATGCAACAGGCAGGTATTCCAGCCGCTATGGTTAAAGAAGTGGTAGACTATCAGACACTAGTGGATACGGTTAAAAGGATGCAACAAGCAGGGGCTGATACAACTGCAATTCAGAGAGAATTAAGTCTTCGGTACAAACGGTTGAAGGACTTAGGACTCGTAAAATAAAAGGATTAGAACATGGCTAAAGTAAATTGGGACTTACTCTCATACGAAGACCTGAAGGCTGACATCGAAGGTCGTTATGATGACATGAGTGAGGACGCTTTACGGTACGTGACAGGCGAGGGTTGGGGTACTGGAGAAGCCTTGTTATCTAATATGTCTCAGGGTATCACTTCATCTCTCAGGGGGCTAGCTGGTATGCTGCCTGAGAATGATTTTATAACCTTTGACGAGAAAGCTGATCTAGAGAACGAGCGTCGAGCACGTATGATGCTAGAGACTAACCCCATCGCAGGGTGGGCTGGTCTTCTCTCTGGCTCTATCCTTGACCCTGTAACGCTTCCTGCTGCTGTGTTAAAGCCTTTAAGTTGGACACTAAAGGGGGCGCTAGGTGGCGCTACTGGTGGTGCTCTAGACCCTACCTATTCAGAGTTCGGTGACAGTAAGGTTATGAACATCCTAGCAGGGGCTGGCTTAGGTGCTGGTCTTGGTTATGGACTTGGTAAGCTGTTCGGTCGGTTTGGTAAGGCTGGTGAAGCAGAGAAGGACGCAGCTAAAATCCTAGACTCTGAAGACCCATTGAAGGCGGTGGATGAAACTGTCAGTGCAGATGGTGTTGCAGCTAAGCTGGAGACAGAGACGCCTACACCAGCAGCTCCTAAAATCCCTGAGAACGCTACGTTTAACCCACAGACAAAGCAGTTTGAGATTGAGGAAGAAGTTTTACCCACAGTTAACTTTAACCTCCCTCGTACCCTATCAGGCGCTAAGCCTCGCTTCAATCAGTTTAGCCCTATCTTTGCTAACGATCTAGACAAAGCATTATACATCATCGGTAAGGGTTCTACTAAGAGTGCTAGCCATGCAGCCTATGTGGATTGGGTTAAAGGCGTAACAGGTTTATCGGATGCTGAGGTTTCTGCTCTAGCCCGTACAACACGTGATGAGTTGGTTAAGAAGCTAGGCGTTGGTGAGGTTAGTGATAACAAGATAGCAGTAGATGCCTCTAGCACTTCTGCAAGAATAATTGAAACTGCCTCTGCACCTAAGAAGGTGGCTAAGGCTATCAAGCCAGAAGTAACCATTAAAGATGGGTTGGATGAGGAAGACTTAAACCTACTCGCACGCGCTGGTGTTAAAATTGTTACTAACAGAAACGGTACTGTAAACTTCCGCGACACAAGCAAACCGAATCAGCCATTCATTAGCAATGGTGAGTTCATGGCTCGTATGGAAGCTGCTGGTATTGCCATCGACCTTCCAGCCTACCGTGCCCGTACCAAGGCAGAAGTTACGGCAGCACAAGAGTCTGAGGCTGCTGCTATGGGTCGAGGCACTGGCGATCAACCAGAGATAACCCCTCAGTCACAGCAGTTTTGGTCAGGTATCCCTCCTGTTAATAAAGAACAGTGGACAGCCCCTAAAGCCCCTGAGACGGACCGA